CTAGCTACCGATCAAACCGTGCGCGCGCAGCGCGCTGAGGATTCCGCCGATCGCCTCGCGTGCCTCGAGATCGATGCTGCTTCCCCCCGCGGGATTCTCGATCGCGGCTTGCCTTGCGGACACGACCGTTTCGTCACCGATTCGGATTTCGGATGCGGGAACGACACCGGTCGCCCAGCCGCCGAGATGGGTTGCGTAAAGCCCTTGGTCCCGCACCCAGATCGTCATCCCGTCCCGCGCGGGAACGAGCCGCCACCCACCGCCCGTCCAGATCGCCAGCGCATTCGCCGCATCGGCCCAGTCCCCTTCGGGATCGGCACCGACGATCCAGCTCTGGCCCGCTTCGGGGGCCTCGGGCGGGATGTTCCCGCCGATCGCTTCGACGCACCCATGCAGCAGCGCGTCGATCAATGTCAGCGCCTCGTTATGGGACAATTCCTTTTGCGCCTGCCCGGCATGCAGCAGGGGCAGTGCGAATCGCGCGGTGGTGCTCATATGTCACTCCTCGATCGGTGGGATGGTAATCGTCGCAGCGGGCGAAAGGCCGTGGTCGCCGGCGTGCCGCACCTCGATCTCGATCGGGCCGCCCGCGCGGGCTTCCGCCGGAATCGCGAAGACAGGCTCGGTCGCTTCTCCCAGCATGTCGCCGCCGGCCAGCCGCAGCTGATAGCGTTCGCTTTCCTCGCCCAGCGGCGCATCGTTGCCGTCGATCCAGCGCCACCCCTCGCGGCTGCGCCGCGTCCAGTGCAGCGTCGCGCCGCCATCGCCCGTTGCCGTCCATCGCAGCGCCACCGGCGCCGGCGGCACGACCGAAACGCCGGTCAGCGGCACTTCCGACATGACCCCGTCCGCATCCTGCGTCCCGGTCGCCATCACCCCGATCGGCCCCGCCGATCCCGCCGGCAGGTCGCGCTGCGCCAGTCCCTCGGCCACGATCCGCACGAACCGATCGCCCGCGCTCCCCGTCCCCACCGCCGCCTCGGTGCCGCGCCGCCCGCGCCACAGCCGGGTGAGCCGCCAGCGGTTCCCGCCCAGCGGCTCGGCATGGCCGAACTGGAGCAGCTCCTGCCCAACCAGCGCCAGGTTCGCGCCCGCATCCAGCGCCGCATCGTCCGCATCGGCCAGCACCATCGCGTCGTGCACCAGCTCGACCGTCAGCGCACTCCGCCGGTCCTCGATCAGCGGATCGGCCCAGCCAGCCGGCATTTCGACCGTCCCGATCACCGCCGGCGCGGCGGTCAGCCCGACAGCGGTCCAGCTGCTCCCGGCATCGGTGCTGATCGCCAGCACTGCGCGCCGCCAGCCGGGTCCTTCGCCGCACGCGGCAACCGACACGCGCGGCGCGGCCAGCAAGCCATCGCCCAGATGCGGCAGCTCGAACGCGTGCAGGATCGTCGCGCCCGCGATGTCGTCCGGCGCGCCCAGCACGCGCCCGCTGCTTGCCGGTACGGGCAACGCGGCGGGCGCGATCCGCACCAGCTCCAGCCTCACCGCCATCTTCTCCAGCCGCCAGCCGATCACGCGCCACTGCCCCGGCTCGCCCGCAATCTCGACCCGCCCGCCCGGCACCACCGCCAGCGCCGCCCAGCCGCACGCCAGGGTCCGCCGCTCGCGCTCCACATCCGCCCGTGCCAGCGCCGCCTCGGCCAGCTGCTTCGCCATCCCGGCGTCGAGCGCGGCGGGCAGCTTGATCGCCTCCTCCCGCGCGCCCGCGCCGGGCCGCGCCGCCCGCTGAAGCCCCGCCTGATAGTCGCGCGCGGGATCGTAATGGCGCAGCATCACCCGGCGCGGCGTACGGTCCGCAGCGGCGACCGCGCGATCGCCCGTTCCGCCCTCGACTCCCGCGTCCGCCAGCACCGCCGCCGCACCGCTGCCCTGCGCCAGAGTCAGCGCCGCGCCGTTGCTCACCGGCCATCCGCCCGCCGCCTGCACCAGCGGCTCGATCACCGCACGCCGCGACGCGCCATAGGCCGAAAAGCCGCCAATCGCGGTTGCCGCCTCGCCCGCGCCCACCGCGCCCTGCGTCACGGCGGCGACAATCCCGCCAGCGCTCACCGCCGCCGCATCGGCGACCACCTCGAACGTCAGCGAGGGGATGCGGTTGCCATAGTCCGCCAGTTCGAGATCCTCGAACACCGCATAGGCGATCCCGCGATGCGCAGGGGTCAGTCCGCCTCCCTCGGCGGCGGCGATCAGCGGATCGATCGCCTGATCCTCCCCGCCCGAATGCAGCCGGAACCCGGTCCGCGCCTTCCAGTCCCCCGCCGCCCCGCGCAACAGCTTGCCGTCGGCCCAGATCCGCCCGACCGACAGGATCGGCCGCGCCGACAACGCGACCGCGAACGACGCGGTATAGCTGTAACGGGTCACCCCCGGCCGCCCCTTGCCCCCGCCCTCGCTGCTGCGATGCTCGACCAGATCGGTCGCCCAGATCACCGATCCCGCAACGCGCAGGGTGCCAAAGATCTGCGGGATCGGCGTGCCGTAGCTCGATGTCTGCACCGCCAGTTCGGTCAGGCGCGGCCCCTCCCGCCCCTTTGGCTTGAACAGGATCTCGCGGTCCACGCTCTGCCCGACGATCCCGCCCAGCATCGCCCCGATCGGCCCGCCGATCGCGCCCCCGATCGTGGTCAGCAACAACGTCGCCATCTATTCCTCCATCCGTGCGTGCGGCACCGTCCGGGTATTGTTCAACGGCGCCAGCGCATCAGTTCCGGCCAGGGCGCCGCCCCCGGCCGCTCGACCACGCGGCGCAACCCCGCATCGGCGTGGATCACGCCGTTCCCGCTATCGATGCCCAGATGCAGCTGTCCCGGCCCCGCGCGGAACAGCACCAGGTCGCCCGCGCGTCGCCCTGAGGCCGGCACCAGCCCCGCCGCTGCGACCGCATCCGCAATCCGCGCGACATCGCCCGATCGCAACGCATAGCCCCCCGGCGCGCGCACTCCATAGGCCAGCCCCACCAGCCCGACACAGTCGAGCCCGTGCGCCACGTCGCGCCCGTGCAGCCGGAACTTGGTCCCGATCGCGCCCCGCGCCACCTCCAGCGGCGTCACGCCCCGGGATAGCGGGTCAACAGGTCGGTTCCCGGCAGATACGGCTCCCCCCGGAAGTTCACCGCATTGGCGAACCGCCCGGCACAGGTCTCGATCGACTTGTCGCATCCCTCGCTGACCTCCACCAGCGCGTCCATCGCATCGAAGCGCGGCACCCGGCGCAACGTCACCGTCGCCCCGTCCGACGCGGCGATGGCGTCCTCCAGTCCCGAATTCCCACCGGTCAGCCAGCGCAGCCGCCCGCCGGCCCATCCGCCCGCAACCGGTTCTTCGATGTCCAGCGTCAACACCGTGCCCTCGGCGGCAATCACCCGCACGATCCGCGTCCGTCCCGCCATCGCCACCCGGCACCGCCTGTCGCCCAGCTCTGCACGGCATTCGGGCGACGTCGCCTCGACCGCCGGCGCCTCCAGCGCCGCCGCCACGCCGCGAAGCTCCGCGGTCAGCAGGCCATCGCGCGTCTCGACCGCGCCGATCGTCCCTTCGCCGAGCGCCATGAACGATGCCGGATCGCGCCAGTCCACCGCCAGCACCGCCACCCGCGCCCCGTCCCAACGCCCGGCCAGCAGGTCCTCCGCGCGGATCGCCGCCCCGGACAGCGCGCCGGTCACGTCCATGCTGTCCGCATCGAACGCCGCGCTCCGCTCGATCGCGGACGGCGTCATCCCCGGTGCCGCGCGATAGACGAATCCATCGACGGACAGGTCACGGTCATGCCCCGTCAACCCGATCGCCACGCCATCCCGCCGCTCGATCCGCCAGCACAGCGCGATCGTCGCGAGCGGCTCGTCGAGCCAGCTCATGTTCGTTTCTCCAATGTTGCGCTATGTCCGGGCGATGACCGCCGAAACCACCACGCTCTGGCGCCCGGTAGGCCCCCAGGAACTGGTGCTGATCCGCCAGTCCGGGATGCGCGCCTTCCCGCCGCGGCTCCCCGAACAGCCGATCTTCTACCCCGTCGTGACCGAGGATTATGCGATCAAGATCGCCTGCGACTGGAACCTCCGCGACAGCGGTTCAGGCTTCGTCACCCGCTTCGAAGTCCGCAGCGATTTTCTCGCCGCTTACCGGATCGAGGAAGCCGGCGGCCGCGCCCACCGCGAATACTGGATCCCCGCCGAAGATCTCGGCGCCTTCAACGCCGCCATCGTCGGCGAGATCGCAGTCACGCACAGCTTCGCCTAACCCTCCCGCACCTCCACCAACGGCACGCTGGGCGCCGCTCCGGCCATGAACGTCGCCCGGTTCACGCTCAGGCTGTCCTCCGCGAACCGCACCACCACGTCGAACCGGAACCCCGCCGTCACCACCGCGCCTTCCTCCGGCGGCGCATCCAGCACCACCGTCCCGCCATCCATCGCGAAGCCGCCGGTCTCCACGCCGTCCACCGCCACGCGCACGCTCCCCGCCACCGGCCGCGCGATGCGCCGTGCCACCTCGCCATAATGTTTCACCAGGGCGAACGCCTGCTGCGTGCCATCGCCCGTCCCGATCACCTGATCGGTCGCCCCCGGCGCGCCATCGTCGTTCGAGCAATCGTCGAACGGATCGCGCAGGCGAAACGCCCGCGCCGGCCCCATCCGCGCCCGGTAAAACGCCAGCAGCTCGCGGATATCCGCCTCGCTGCGCACCCCCGGCCCGACATCGTATCGCGTCCGCGCCTCCGCCCAGGCGGCGTTGCGCGCCTCATGCCCGCCCGCGCTCGTCAGCACCGTGGTCGAAACCTCCGGCGCCACTTCCGCCTCGCGCCCCAGCGCCAGCGGGAACAGCACATCGTCGAACGCCTGCACCTCATCCTCCCCCAAATCTTCATTGGCGCCGAACCAAAGGAACCCGTCGCGCATCACCTGCGGCAGCGCCCAGATGAACGTCGCCGCCACCCCGCGCCGCCGCGCCACCGCCGCTGCCTCGGCGATCCCGCGCCATTGGTGCGCATCTTCCGGATTCAGCACGAATCCCGCGAAATAATGCTGCCGCTCCACCGGATAGCCCAGCCGCGCCTGCGCCAGCTCCACGCCCCGCGCACTCGCCACCCGGTTCCCCGCCGCCGCCCAGTCGTAATCCTCAAGCTGCAGCACATCGAACGCGGGCGAGGCCCACCCCACCGGCAGGTTCGCCCGCTTCGCTTCCGGCGCCTCGCGGTCCAGCACCGTCGGGAGATAGGCGAGCAGCAGCAATACCGCGTCCGGCGCCACATCTCGCACCGCCGCGCCCAGCGCCGCCGTCGATGCCGCCAGCAACGCCCCCGCCGCGTCCAGCACATCGGTGTCGGGATCGTCGCGCACATTCTGCTCGCCCGGATCGCCCAGCGCCGCGCGCGCCGCATCGTCATGGATACAGATGCGCCCATCGGCCATCACCCACCACCACGGCTCGCCGACCTGGAATCGGACATCCATCCCGGCGTCGAGCGCGATCCCCGTGAACGCCCCCGCCACCGCCCGCAGATAGCCCATCGCGCCCGTATGCGCCGGTGACAGCAAGGTCGATGGCGGCACCCAGCCGGTCAGCGCCGGCGACCCGTCATAGGCCCGCTGCTTCCAGTCGCCCCAGCAATGCGCGTCGAACAACTCGTAGCTCAGCGACCAGATCAACCCGAACCCCAGCGCCTTGGACCGCGCCGCAAAATCCGCGTGCCACGCCGCGCACGGCGCATTCAGCACGCCTCCAGCAAGGCTCACGAAATAGCCGCCACTCGCCGGCTCCAGCCGGAAATAATGGCTCATCCCGACATAGTGGACGATGTCGCCGCGATACCCCAGCTGCAACGCGTTGCGCAGCAGCCGCGCCGGGGTCAGGTGATAGCTGTCGTCATAGCCGGAACAGATCGACAGGCCATGCTCGGGCACCACCACATCGCCGATGCTCAGCACCGCCCCGGGCCCCGACACCGCGATGTCGCTCAGCTCGACCCACCCCTCGGCGGTCGCCGCCAGCGCCGCGTCCTCGCCCGTATAATCCTCCGGCACCAGGCTCACGAACATCCGGTCGATATCCCCCGCCCACACCGGATTGGCCTCGTCCGGCAACAGATACCCGCCGGTCAGCGCTGCGAAATCGAGCGACACCACCGCATCCTCCGGCGTGCCCTCGGCATAGTTCCACAACCGCACATACCAGGCGCGCGGCGCGCCCGCCTCGTCGCGACCTTCGATCGTCAGCACCGGGCCGTTCACTGCATCCAGCGCCCGCACACCCCCCGACCGCCAGCGAAACGCCAGCCGGCACGCGCGAAAATCCCGCGACGTCTCATATGCCAGCAACGGGTGATCGTGCCGGTCCTCCGCCTCCCAGATCAGCCCCGCCAGATCGTCCTGCCGATAGAAAACCGCATCCACCCGCAACGCATCGGGCGCGATGGTGACCACGCTCGCCATCATCGGCCGCGGAAAATTGACCGTCCAGAACCGCGGATCGAAGCGCGAGATCACGCCGTCCGCCTGCACCGTTCGCGCCTTCGCCAGCCAGTAAGCCATCAAAGCCCCTCCCTTGGGGAAAAGGATCGGGGTGGGGAATAGCCGTCTCGCCGAGACATTCGCCCGCCACCCGCAGTCCCTCAATCCACCCCGTTCAACGCCGCCTTCACCGCCCGCGCCACCTGCCGGCTCGATTGCCGCAGCGCCCCCGCATCCTGACCGCCGGGCGCATGGATCGTGATCGCCACCCGCACATCGCGTCCGCCGGCGGCAACCGGCGCCTCTACCCGTCCGCTCGCAGTCGGCACGAACAGCTCGGGCCCGCGCTCGCCGACGATATACCCGCGCCCCGGAGACACCGGTCCGCCGGTCGCCCGTCCCGGCAGCCCCAGCACCCCGCCAAGCAATCCGGTCAGCGTCCCGCCGATTCCGCCCCCGCCAAAGATCGCCGCAAGCCCGCCGCGCACCGCGTCCGCGGCGATTTCCGCGAGCGCCGCCTGCGCCACCCGCTTCAGATCCTCGAACCCCAGCTTGCCGTTCCGCACCGCGCGCAACAGCGCCCGTTCGATCCCGTCGCCCGCGCGATCCGCGCCGGCCTGCAACGGCCCGTCGATCGTCGCGCGCATCGCCGCGACATCCTTCGCAAAGCCCTGCGTGTCGGCGCGCACGCGCACCATCATTGCGTCGATCTCGTCATCCATCGGGAAACATCTCCTGCAATCGCGCCATCTCGGCCGCGTCCGGCGGCGGCACCACGTCCCCGTTCAGCGCCCGCACCAGCGCCGCCAGTTCGGCCGGCGTCGCGCGCCAGAACGCCTCGGGCGCCCATCCGAATGCCACCCCCGCCTGCCCCGCCAGCCGCATCGCTGCGTCCGCGAACCTCATTTTCCCGCCAGGATCTGCCCGAGCAGCATTTTCAGCGCCGGGGTAGCTGCCGAGAGTCCCCCAGCCGCCACGCCCTCGCCAAACGCTTCGCGCGTCATCCCCTCGGGCACCTCGCGCAGACAGTGCCAGAACAGCGCCACCATCTCCCCGATCCCCAGCCGGCCCTCCGCCGCCCGCTCGACCAGCGCGAACAGCGGCCCCAGCTCGCCTTCGGCCGCGACCAGCGCCGCAAAGCTAGGCCGCAGCACCAGTTCGCACCCCGCGACGCGGATCGCCGCCTCGCCGCGCACCGGATTGGCGCTCACGCCGACACCACCGCGCCCGAGCTTTCGAGCGAAAGCGTGTAGGACCGCTCCCCGTTGAAATCCCCGGCATAGTCCAACCGGGTGACCAGGAACCGCCCGGTCATGCTCGCCCCGCTCTCGAAGCTCAGCCGGTAATCGTCCAGCACCCCGCTCAGCGCATTGGCGCGCACCCGCGCCTCCGCGGCGCTGCCGGTGAACACCCCGGCGCCCGACACGCTCACGCTGCGCACCCCCGCGCCGGACAGCAATTCGCGCCATCCGCCCGAATCCTTCGACGTGATCGCCACCGCCTCGCCATTGACGGAGAGCTGCGTCGTGCGCAGCCCCGCCACGGTCGCATAGGCCACCGGCGACCCCCCATCGCCCACCTTCAACAGGAACGCGCTTCCCTTCTCCGCCGCCATCTCGATATCCTTTCATTGTGTGAGCGGCGCCTGCCCACTCCCCCACCCCGCCACCCATCGACAGGATATTCTGAAATGGGTGGCGGGGTGGGGGAGCGGGCCGGCGCCGCGACCAAAATCAATGCTCGCGCAGCAACCGCACCCGCCACTCGATCACCGCGCGCCACTTGCCCCCGCCTTCGGCCAGGATGCGGCTGCGCAGAAAGGCGAGGCTCACGATCCGCCACCCGCCGGACAGCGTCACCGGCATCGCCGCCACCGCCTCTTGCACCGCATCGGTCAGCACCCGCAGCCGCGCCGGCCGCTCGCCCGCATCGTGCAACCGCACGATCACCCGTCCCTCGCGCCCGGCCATGTCCTTGGTGCTCCAGTCGGTCAGCACCACCTCCTCGACCAGCGCGTGGGGCACGGCCGCGCGCAGCGGCGGCGCGTCGAACACGCCCGTGACCTCGACCCCGCCATCCTCGATCGCCGCGACCAGCGCCGCCTGCAGCATCGCATGCACGCTCATCGCCGCGCCGCCTGCAATCGCATCCGCCGCCATGGCCGCCACAGCGCCGCGACCGCCGCCGGCGCCGCCACCTCGCCCCGCGTTTCGAACAGATGCGCGGCGAGCAGCACCACCCCCTGCGCCAGCGGCGCGGGCAGGTCCGCCCAATCGGCGACCCCGCCGGCCGCGTAGGTCACGCGCAGCCGCGTTGCGTCGCCCGGCGCCGATACCCGCACCCAGCCACGGCCGTCGGCATCGATATCGATCGCATAGGCATCCGCCGCCAGCGCGCTCAAATCGCCCGCCGCCGACACGCCCTCCACGGCGGTAATCGCGGTCACCGGTCCGGTCTCCAGCACCTGCCATTCGCCGCGCACCGGCAGCATCGTCTGCCAGCCTTCGCGCGCGATCCAGGCGCTGCCGGTAAAGGCCTCGCCCAGCGCCAGCGCCGAGGCTGCCATCGTCTCGATCAGCGCATCCTCATCGTCGCGCGCATCGCGCAGCCGCGCCTTCGCCGCGTCGCGCGCAGCCTCCAGCACCGCCGCCGGAAAGGGCGGGGTCTCCATCGTCCAGTCTCCTCAGCAATTGCCGCGCGTCAGGCGATCCCGCCCCGCGCCTTCAGATATGCGGTCAGCCAGGCCGCCCCGCCGCGCGCTACCGCGCGCCACAACGTCGCGGATCGACGCCCCCACCCCAGTATCAACGGGGCGCCTCGGGAATGTCGCGCAGCGCGTACTTCCAAAACGCGAAAAAGCGCGGCCGCCCACCGGACGGCCGCGCAGGGGGGATCGTCCGGCCGCGGTCAGGAAGCGGCGAATTTCAGCAGCTTGATCGCTTCGGAATTGCTCACCGCACCCCCGACCCGCTTGGTGGCATAGAAATGCACATAGGGTTTGTGGCTGTACGGATCGCGCAGGATCTGAGTCTCCTGCCGCTCGGCGATCAGGTAACCGGCCTTGAAGTTGCCGAACGCGATCGACAGCGAATTGGCGGCGATATCCGGCATGTCCTCCGCCTCGACCACCGGATAGCCCAGCAGGCTCGCCGGCTGCCCCGACGCGATGCCCGGCTGCCACAGGAACGCGCCGTCGCTGGTCTTGAACTTGCGGATGCGCGCCAGCGTCGCCGAGTTCATGACGAACACCGCGCCCTGACGATAGGGCGCGCGCAGCGCCTGGACCAGGTCGATCAGCTTTTCCTCGGGATTGGTCGCGAACGCGCCCGACGCGCCCGACGCGACATGCTGGATCGTCCCGAACGCCCGCGCCCCGTCCGCCGTCGCGGCCGTGGTATAGGACAGGAAGCCCTTGGGCTTGTTCGTCCCGTTGCCGCTCACGAACGCCGCGCCCTCGGCCCGGGCGAATTCGCGCGCGATCTCGTCGGCCAGCCAGGTTTCGACGTCGAACGCGGCATCGTCCAGCATCGTCTGGCTCGCCGCCGGATTGGCGTAGAGTTCGCCCATCGGCGGGGCGATCTCGTTGAACGTCGCGGTGTTCGTCTCGGTGCGGTCGCCGGTCTCCGCCGCCCAGCCCGAGGGCGTGCCGCCCGACGCCACCAGCTTGCGATATCCCGCGCTGCCCACGCGCACCACATTGGCGATCGCGCGGATCGGCGAGATGCTCGCCAGCGTCGCTTCGACCAGCGCGTCGATCTCGCGCGGTATGGCATAGCCGCCCGCGCCGTCGCTCGCCCCGGACATCGCCTTCATCTCCAACGCGCCGGTCCCGGCCCGCAGGAACCCGTCGAACACCGCCCCGCCCATGCCGGGCACCCGCGCCCCGCTCAGCATCGGCCGCGCCGCCGGCACGCCCGCACCCTCGATCCCCTCGAAGCTCGCTTCGAGTGCATCAGCCTTGATTTCCATGCCATTTCCTCCGCTCGTGAAAACACCGCAAAGTGGCCCCGCCATCGGCGAAGCCACTGTTGCTCAAACAAAATTCGTCTTTAAGCTGCCCCTCGGGGGGAGCGGCGATGAGCCAGTTCGAATTCTTCATGACCATTTACGGCCTGCTACTGGGCCTGGGCGTGGCCGAGTTGATGCTCGGCTTCGCGAACCTTCTGCGCAGCGAACCCAGGCCGCGTGCGGGACTCCTCACGCCGCTGCTGGGCGCTGCAGTCTTTCTTCAAGCGATGGCGACCTTCATGGACGCCTGGCTCAAGCTCCAGAATGTCGAGCTCAACTTTCGCGGCATGGCATTGCCGACGCTGATCGGCCTGTGCTTCTTCGTGCTCGGCATCGTCACCGTGCCCCGCGATCTCGATAAATGGCAGAACCTCGACGACTATTTCTGGTCGCGCCGCCGCTGGACCGCGGGGCTGCTCCTCGCCTGCAACCTGTTCATCATCGGCTATGAGATACCGATCGTCGCCCGCATGGTGCAGGCGGGCCAGACGGGACGTTTCGCCTATTACGCCGTCACCAACGTCGCCCTGCTCACCATGATCCTCACCGCGATGTTCGCCCGGCCGCGCCGGATCGTCGCCACCGCTCTTGCCGGCATGTGCGTGTTCTTCCTCTATTTCTACGGTGGCTTCTCCATCCCGATCTTCGGCCAATCATGAGCCAGTTCGAATTCTTCATGACCTTCTACAGCCTGCTCGTCGGTCTCGGCGTGGCGGAGCTGCTGCTCGGCTTCATGAACCTGCTGCGCCATCGCCAGCGCCCGAAACTCGGCCTGCTCACCCCGTTGCTCGGCGCGCTCGTCCTGTTACAGATGATGGCATTGTTCATCGACGCCTGGACTAGCCTCCAGGCGGTGCAGATCACGATGGCCGGCCTCGTTGTTCCGACGCTGATCGGTATCGCCGCCTTTGCCGCATGCGTGTTGGTCGTCCCGCGCGAGATCGAGGAATGGCCCGATCTCGATGCCTATTTCTACCGCAACCGGCGGATCGTACTTGGCCTACTCGTGGCCGTGAACGTGCTCATCATCGTCCACGAGAGCGCCAAGATCGATGCACGGGTGCTACTGCCCTATGTCATGGTGAACGTCCTGGGCTTCAGCCTGTTGGGAGCGTCGATATTGCTGCGCCATCGCATCGCAGTCGCCGCCAGCCTCATCGGCCTGATCGCCCTCTACGTCAGCGTATATGGTGGTATGCGATACACCCCGTTTCGTTTCTTCGTCTGGCTTCTCGGCTAGGTATTCCCTGCCGCCGACACGGCATGCACCCGCGCCAGCCGCTGCATCGGCCGCGCCACCAGGCTGACCTCGCACAATTCCACCGCCTGCAATTCCCGAAACCGCCCCTGCCGCGCCGCGCGCGCCCGATATCCGAACGACAGCCCGCTGACCGCCCCCTGCGCCACCAGCCCGGCCAGTTCGGGCGCATCCACCCGGCCGACGACGCGTAGCCCCCGCGCGTCCTCGCCGATGCTCTCGATCTCCCCCACCGGCACCCCGCGATGCTGCCACAGCAGCGGCACCTTGCGCACGCTCCCGTCCGAACGGGGGCCGAACGCGCCCGGCCGGATCACGTCCCCGCCCCGGTCCGGCGCATCGAACACTGCGGCATAACCCGCGAACCGCACGCTCATTTGCCGATCCCCTGGTCCAGCCCCCAGAATCCCAACTTCACCGCCAGCCCGACCATTACCAGCGCCAGCAGCATCCGCACGACCCATCCCGCCACCGCCTTCACCGCCGATCGCTTCGCGTCGCGCCACGCACCCAGCAGTTCGCGCAATTCCTCCATGTCCTTGGCCGCGCTCGGATCATCCAGCCCCAGCCGCACCAGCGCCCGGCTCGCCCCCAGCTCGCCCGCCTCCTCGACGATGGCGCGCAGCGTCGCCACGTCCGCGCCCTCGCCCTGCCCCTGCGCGGTCAGCTGCGCCAGCAACGCCCCGTTCATGGCGCCACCTCCAGCCCCAGCATCGCCCGCTTCTCCGGCGTCGTCAGGAAATCCGCCGCGCTGACGCTCCGCCACAGCCGCTCGCGGTCCTCCGCCATCGCTGACACCTTGTCGACCTCGACCCACAGCCGGGCATCGGCAAACCATCCCGACAATCCCTGGGCCAGCTCGGTCAGGATCTTGTCGGCCAGCGGCAGGATCGTCAGCCGCCACACCGCCCGGTTCGCCTCGCGATAGTTCGCATAGCTGTTGTCGCCGGGCAGGCCGATCAGCATCGGCGGCACGCCGAACGCCAGCGCGATCTCCCGCGCCGCCGCTGCCTTCAGCCCCACAAAGTCCATGTCGGCCGGGGTCAGGCTCATCGCCTGCCATTTGAGGCCGCCCTCCAGCAGCATCGGCCGCCCGGCATTGGCCGCGCCCGCGAACCCGGCCTCCATTTCCGCCTTCAGCCGCTCGAACTGTGCCGGCGCCAGCGCGCTGCCGTCCCCCGGCTCGTAAACCAGCGCGCCCGACGGTCGCGCCGCATTGTCCAGCAACGCCTTGTTCCACCGCGTCGCCGCATTGTGGATCGCCACCGCGCCCGACGCCGCGCCCAGGCAGCCCAGCCCATAATGATCGTCCCCCGGATGCCAGGTCTTGAGGTGCACGACCTGCGGCCGGCCGCTCGCGTCCTCCGCCGCGATCCGGGTCACCGATCCACCGACGCGATAGTCATAGGCGATCGGCCATCCGCCCGCATCGGTGCGGATCTGCACCCGCTCCGGGCGCAGTGCGAACAGCTCGGCCACCCCGCCATTGCCGTCGCCGAGCAGCTGGACGAACGCATTGCCATGCAACAGCAGCTGCGCGGCCACCGTCGCCCCCAGCTCCTGCCCCTGGCTTCGCGCGTTGACCAGTGCGAGCAGCGCCGGATCGGACGCCGCCAGCGGCGCGCTCGCCACCCCGTCCGCCACGATCTTCACCGCCCGCTGCGCCACCGGGTTGCCGGCATAGCCCTCGCGCACCTGCGCCTCATATTGCTGCGGCCATTCGCCGATCCCGCGCGCACTGCTCGTCAACACCGGACGCGCACCCTCGCGCCCGGACTTCCGCCCGAACCATTTCAT